AAATATCAAACAGCAGTAAAACTTCTAAAAAAACGCGCTGAAGACTTTTACGGTAGGGATTTTGATTGGCTAGTAGATTCAATTTCCGATGATTATAAAGTGGCGGGGTACTCCACGGAATCTCTGAAAGTAACAGAGGCTTATAAAGTTTATATACGGGGTTAATCAAGCAGGGGCGGTCTTCGGGCCGCTCCGAAAGGAGGCTATAATGGATAGAGTTCTCGGATATATCGGCTACGTGGTCATCATCGCGTTTGCCTTGGGCTGGATGGATACGCTGGCAATGCTCGGTGTTGAGGATAGCAGGAGCTACACATGGTGGGCCGTAATAGCTCGAATGGGGGGTTGATAATGGATATAATTACACGCCAAGATGCGATGGAACAGGGCTTGCCCCGATATTTTACCGGTGAGCCCTGCAAACATGGGCATGTGTCTGAGCGTTACACGGGCAACTCTGGTTGCTATCAGTGTTCTTTTGACCTTTCAAGAAAAACCTTGGAAGCCAGAAAAGCAAAGTCCAGACAGCTTATAAGAGTTAGACTTGAAAAAGAACGTGAATCTTTAGAAGAAAAATACGGTCGTAAGGTTCTTAAAAGAGAAGAAGCTAAAGCGCTTGGGTTAATTAGGTACTTTACTGGTAAGCCGTGCGGGCGCGGGCACGTTGATGAACGGCAAACATCTGGTGGGCATTGTATAACTTGCCAAAAGGCTCAAGCTAATACGCCCGAGGCAAGAGCAAAAAAACTTGCTTGGGGAAGAGCTAACAAAGACCGGATGAGGGCGAACGCGCGGAAATGGTATGCTCTTAACAAAGACAACCCAGATTTTAAGCGTCGCACTGCGGAAGGCAAAAAAAAGTATCGAAAAAGACCTGAAGTTCGCAAAAAAGAAACAGAATACGCCCTCCTCTGGATGAAAAAAAATCCCGAGAGAGCCAAAGAAATTGCTCGTCGTGTCTCTAAAAAACGTATGCAAGACCCAAAGCACAAAGCGTACTACGCGGAGCGCACACGGTATCGCCAAGCCAAGCGCAAGAACGCAACCCTTTCTAATATAAAACCTGCCGAGTTCTATAGGTTTTATAAGGAAAGAGACCTATTATCAAAACAAACAGGTGTTAATCACCATGTTGACCATTACTACCCACTAGAAGGGAAAACCATCTGCGGCCTGCATGTCCCTTGGAACCTGCAAATCATAACGGCAGAGGAAAACCTAGCAAAGAACAACAAAACGCCCGAAGAATTCTATGGGCCAGAACACAAAATGAAGGGGGTAATCTAAACAATCCAATTCGTATCGGGGCGTGGGCTGGAACCTGCGCCCCATTTTGTTTGCGTGTAGCCCCCAGCTATAGCACCCTCCTGTGCAAACGATAGCACAAAGGCATCGGCAACGTCCGGCGACCTCTGGCCCCTGCGCTTCATCTCATCCTTACTCTCGACCTTCAGCTTGCCATTGCTGAGATACTTATACCTGATGCCGGTTATCTCCTGAATAAGCGTATCATCATCGGGAATCTTGCAGGCTCTATCCTCGAACCACTCGCGGGCCTTCCAGAACAATTCGTCGCGCAGGCGATTAAAGCGGTTCTTTAAGCTGGCAGTCTCAGACACCGACACAGACACAGCGGGCAGGTCCAGTTCGCGCAGTCTATCAGCCAAGCCAGCACCCAGCCCGATAGCATCAACAAATATCTGCGTGGGGCGATTGCTGTAATTGCAAGCCTCATATTCAGTCAGCACAATACCAGCAAGCTCCATCAGGTCTTTGCCTTGCCATGTCTTAATCGGCTCTAGCAATAATGGGCCTTGCCTCTTGGCAATCGCACTCCTGTCACCGCCCATGCGGGCCACATCGAGACCCCAGACAGTCGGCGTGGTAGGACTAGGCGTTATATCGCGCTTCACGGCCTCCTCGACAATGTAGAGCGGAACAAGCACATCATCAGACTGCGTGGGGAACTCGCCGAGAACACGGACGCGGTAGACATTGCTTTCCGTGCCGTATTTATCAGCCATGCCATTAAGGAACTCCTCGGTGACGTATTCGCCGTCCTCACAGGATACCGTGATGTTGTGCCAGTTGTGGCGCTGTCCGTGGAAGGATTCATAAAAGAAGCCGTCAGAGCGGGTCGGGTTTCCGCACATGACCGTCTTGGCTCCGGCAGTCGATAGGGCACCCTCGGCAACCTGAAACACAACATCGGGCACACCGGATGCCTCCTCGACCAAGAAGAGCATGTTCTCACTGTGGAAGCCCTGCAATGCCTCTGGGCTCTCTTTGCGGCTGGTACGGGCAACAGCGTAACTGTCCTTCGCACCCTTTAGGCTGATTTTATCGGATTTGAACTCAAGCAGGTCCATAAAGCCAGCGGGCAATTTACGCGCCCACTTGTCAATTTCAGTCCACAGCACATCGGATAGCTGGTGAGCAGTGTTAGCCGTGACAGCAACCTTGCAGGGGTAATGGCTCAGGAGCCACCAGAGAACTAACCACGACTGGAACGCAGTCTTGCCGACACCGTGACCGGACTTAATGCTGACACGGGGATTTTTCGCGATGGCCTGTAGTGCCTCGCGTTGCCATTGCTGGGGGGTGGCTCCGATTATGTGCTCGACGAAGAAAACGGGGTCGGCATGGATTTTGTGGAGCAAGTCGGTGGTGAGGTTAGTCATAGGTTCTCCGTGGTGTGTGGGGGTATTTCTATCACAGCGGCCCCGCCTGTGATTTTGAGGGGGGGTCTGCAAAATATGCTAACTTTGTCGCATAACCTCCATTATGTAAAATAAAACTTGTGATATATCAGTGTGTTAAACCAAAAGTAGGTTAACGTGTTTTTAAGATGTCGTGTGCAGAACACTAATCCGACCCTTTGTTCGCCGTCTGTTCCGCAGGCGCGGGCGTGACGGTGTAAGTGTTTCGCCCCTCTTCATCATGCTCTACAACCTCTGCGCCCTCTAACCTAGCCTGCTCTACCCTAGCCGCAACCCGCTTCAGTTCGTCCACAAAGCTCGTCTTGTGCTCCACTTCCAGCTTCTGATTATCGCCATACAATCGCGGGAAGAACTTCGCCATACGCCACTTCTGCGTGTCTATCTCTAGCCTGCCCGCATTGTAATCTATCTCGCCATTACGAACGCCTTCCAACACTTCGTCTATCCTATCATCAATAGCAGTCGCCCGTGCTTCAACAGCCTCACTGTAACGGCTCTGCAATATCGGGTCCTTCACCTTCATCTTGTAGAACGCCTCATACGACGGCATGTCATCGTCCTTGCCTACAGACCGCGCTGACCTACCATCAATAGCTATCCGCCTCAGATACTCCACGATAACCGGCTCTGTCAGCTTCTTCTTACTCATCTGAAAACTCCGTTAAAATCAGCTTACAAACCTTGCACTGATACACCTTCTCAGGCTCATCAGCCAGTGTCTTGCCGACAGCTTGCCTGTCGATAACCGTCTGGCACTTTGGGCACTGGTTATTGTCCAGCAACCTCTGCATCTTGCCATCACCCTGCGATATCACGCTCGACCTCCACCTGACCAGTTCCAGCGCATTCCTGACAGGTCTGCCACTCATCCTTCAAATACCCGCCATGGTCATAATCTATCACGCCGACCTCATACAGTGCCTCGCCTTCACCGTTGCACTCAGCGCATTCTTCCACAAAAATATCAGTATCTCTCATCACATCCACCCCTTATCCCTTGGGCTCGGAAGCCCGTTTCCTAACGCCATCCAATCATCATCAGTCTGCTTGGTAAGCATGAATGCCTCAACGTCCACCAGAACCATCTTATAAGCAAAACCTTGTGAACCAAAAGCCTTTATATATTTCTGCGTAACATTATCAGCAAACGCCTTCTGCCCCTCCGACAACACCTTGCTCTTGCCACCAGACACAGATTGCTGGCGATTTGAGCGCCTCTGAGCGCCCTTGCCCTCTTTTCTGCACCAAGTCTGCCAGAAAGCCCTGCACGACGCATAAGCCGCCTTATTACCGCCCTTCTCATCCCACAGCCGCATGTCTGTCAGTATCTCCTGCCAATCAAGCTCCAAGCTCAGTGCATATTCCTTATCGAACTGTTCCGGCTCCCACTCAGATAATTTCTGTTTATTTTGAGCCTTCTTTCTTTTAGTTGATTTTGTATATTCTGTTCTTTGTAAGTTCTGTTCTTTGTAAGTGTCCGTGTTTTCCGTATCCGGTAAAACCGTATCCGGTTTTTCAGGACGCGGTGAATCTGAGACTATATAACGAGTTCCGGCGAACTGGCCCTCAGTTTTAACGCTTTCACGCACCAAATAACCGTACTGCTCCATCGAGCCTAAAATGCGGTAAACTTTGTCCCTGCCGATGTCGAACCTGCGGCGCAGTTCAGTCACCCTCACCTGCCAGTCAGT